ATTCGTCGTATTCGGTTAATCTTATGGGGCGCTTGGGTGAAGTGGCATGTGCTCGAATACTTGGGTGTTCATTGGACGAAACGATTTCGCCATCTGGCGATAACGGACACGACCTCTTTACTGTATTGGGAAAGACTATACAGGTTAAGACTTCTACCTTAGCCACACTGATATTTAATTCGTCAGAACTATTTGTATCTGACATCGCGGTTCTCGTCCAGTTCTTTGGCGATAAACAATTGCCTCATGTCGAAAGTTATTTCGATATAAAAGGATGGATAACACGAGAAGAATTCCTTGCCAAACATAGTCTATATGATTATGGTTACGGCACTCGGTTGGTAATGGATGCCAACGATTTGAATAGGATTGAGGAACTACTCAATGCAATTACCAGACTTAACCAAGGGGTTATGTAGAGAAGTAGGTGTCGAATTTTTTTTCCCAGAAGATAAGGGAAGTGGAGTCGACATATATAGCTTTGCTCGGAAGATATGTGAAGGGTGCGTGGTTAAGATTCAATGTCTTGAATGGGCAATACGCCATGAGAAACATGGAATGTGGGGAGGCACAACCCCAGTAGAAAGAAAATCAATCCGTAGGAAAAAAAATATAATACTCGAAGAGATACTAGTAAAGGACTACGTATGAAAAGATTTTGGTCAGCACAACTAGGCGCAGTAAGTGTAGGTTATAGTGTTGGTAGGTTTGCAGTTGGCATAAGTATAGATAGATTTAGTTTCAATATAGACTTGGCTATCTTTTGGTTTAGCATCGAGTGGTAAATGTCAACGCCATCCAAACGCAAAGGCTCACAGTACGAACGTGATGTAGTCAAGTGGCTTATCAGTATGGGCTATCCGTGTGCTGAGCGAGCTTATGGTGCGGGTCGGCATGATGATGTCGGTGATATAGACGGCATCGATGGTGTTGTAATACAATGTAAGAATGAAAAACGAATAGATATCCCTGGCTATCTCAGAGAACTACAAGATGAGATGACACATGCGGATGCAGAAACAGGAGTTGTGCTAATTAAAAAGCGTGGCACATCTAATATCTCAGAGTCGTATGCAGTAATGCCTGCGGAACTCTGGGTGAATCTGCTTAAACAGGCAGGTTACAATGGACATCAATGAAGCTGTGACAGAGCTACATAAAATGAAAAGAGGTAACTATGCGGTTAGCAATAACGACCTTGCTGTTCTCCTTGATACAATTGGTATCACCGAGTTCGGCGCTAACGCCACTAATAACATACGAGAAACAATTGTCGGTAATCACCGACAAGAGGGAACGTGTGAAGCTGACGTTACTGCAGGTCACAACCGATACGAAAGAGGTTCAGTGTGCGCTGAAGATTGCGTACAAAGAGAGCCGATACAACGTAGACTCGCTCAACAAATCGAGTGGAGCACGTGGAGTATGGCAGTTACTGTGGGGAAAACCCAACTGGTCATTACTCAAACAGACAGAAGAAGCACACAAGTATGTGCTACATCGTTATGAAACTTGGTGCGGGGCGTACAGGTTCCACCAGGAAAGGAATTGGTATTAACAAATGAACCAACCCGAATTCCTTGAGGCAGTCTTTCGTCATTACGGATTGGACCTACCACTAGGTGGGGACAAGTCCATCTATTGTCCTGTACATGATGACTCACATAAGTCCGCCTCGGTTAATTCGGAGAAGGGTGTCTGGGTATGTTATGCATGCAGCGGACGTGGCGCTGGTATACAGATTGTCATGGCTCGTGAGAACCTAACATACTCAGATGCTCGTAAATGGGCAGAGAAGAACATAGGCAAGGAGTCGAAGAGCACAGCTCCGAAGCGTGGACGTAAGTCCAGCAGTCGTTGGACTCCACCTAGATTGAGAGCATTACGTTGACAACTATCCTTGGCATACAAGAACATGATGGCTGCATCATTGCAGTGGATAGTAGAACCACTACCGAAAAAGGTAGACCATACTCACATCCGATTACAACTAAGATTACTAAACGTGGCAAGTTCCTTATCGCTGGCGCTGGCACTACTCAGCCATGCGATATCGTCCAACATATATGGAAGCCACCTGCTATACCAGCCAACGTCAAAGATGTTTACCACTTTATGATTACAACTGTCATACCAAGTATGCGTGAATGTTTACGTGATAACGGATTCGTTCATGATGATAAGGCAGATGAATATGAATTTCTTTTTTTAATCGCGGTGAACGGAACCATCTACGAGATAGATGATACATACTCAGTCTTCCTACGCGATGATGGTATCTATGGCTTAGGGTCTGGGTCATCCTATGCCATAGGTGCTGTCGCTTCTGGTGCTAACTGGAAGAAAGCAATGCAGATTGCAGCTAAGAATGATGTGTATACTGCACCTCCTTTCTCAGTACATAGGCAGGAGAAGAAGTGAAACCTAATCAGAAACTTATAGACCTTTGGACCAAGGCTGCTCAGACCTATCATAAAAATTTAATTGGTTCTCCTGCTGAGGCATACCTAGTTAAGCGTGGGATTCTAGGCGGAGCTGAGAAGTTTATGCTTGGCTATGTTATTGACCCAGCCCCTGGTCATGAGGACAGACTCAAGCACCACCTCTCTATCCCATACATAACCGAGGCTGGTGTGGTCGGGTTTAAGTTCCGCCGTATAGATGATGGCGACCCTAAGTACATGATACCTACTGGTCAGAAGCACCACCTATACAATGTCAGTGCTATCCTTCATGCTGTACATGAAGTTCTAATAGTAGAGGGAGAGATTGATGCGATTAGTTCTACTCTTGCTGGGCATCCTGCTGTCGCTGTGGCTGGTGTTAATGCTTGGAAGCCTTATTTTAGCCGTTGTTTTGACGGGATTGGTCGCGTTGTTATAGCAACTGATAACGATATTAAGGAAGATGGAACCAACCCAGGGCAGGAACTAGCCCGTAGATTACAAGACGCAATACCTCAAGCTATCCGCGTGTCGCTACCGCCTGGTAGTGATATCAATAGTATAATTACAGACCAAGGAGCTCAAGCGTTAACTAAATTGATTAGCGCATTAGATGAATAGGGGCTCCGTGTCAGAAGAAACAACCATCCTCCAGTTCGAAGAGGATGCACAAAAAATTTATGATGAGCTCTTAGCTATTCTGGTTAAGAAACAAATCGACTATGGTCCATACAACATCTGGCATGCGCCAGGTGGCGCAACCAATGGGCTGATGGTACGTATGTCCGACAAGTTGGAACGGTTGAAGAACCTGATATATAAAAAGGTTACACCGAACAATGAATCTTTAGAAGATTCATTCGTTGACTTGGCGAACTATGCAATCATCGCACTAATGGTACAGCGCGGAGTGTGGGCTAAGTATGCCGAGAAACAGAAATAAAACTTATGAAGAAGCGCGTATCTCTCGCATCCGTATGTACGGAATCAGTGTTGAAGAATACGAACAGATGCTTGCTTCTCAAAATGGTGGCTGTTATATCTGTGGCAAATTACCTGAAGGTAAGAGAGCTCTTGATATAGACCACGACCATAAGACTGGCAAGGTGCGTGGCTTGCTCTGCTCTAATCACAACCGTGCGCTAGGTCTTATGGAAGATAACCCAGACTTACTGCTTAAGTCTGTAGAGTATTTGGTAAAGTCGCATGGTTGATATCAAACGTGACGATGCCATTTGGGAAATCGTTAATGAGATAACAAGCTCCATTGCTTGGAGCTTATCAAAGAAGTATCACAGGTTTGCTGAGTTCGAAGATATCAAACAAGCAATGAATGAATACGCTTGGAAAAGAAAAGATAAAGTATCTGAGTATCTCTTACGAGATGATGAAGTCGAACGGAAGATGGGATACAAAGCTTTCTCCACCTTCATGCGTAGAGCAGGCGAGCGATACGCTCGCAAAGAGAAAGCTCGTGCGCTTGGGTATGAACTAGGCGATGAATACTTCTACCGTTTGGTTATGATTGAAACCCTTATTAAAGTTCTTGGTTCCGAAGATGCACAACTAACTAACCAAGTCATGGACCCAGACATACATGGAGTCAGGGCTAAGAGGCAGGCAAGTGAAGGGAACAACTTGCTGGCTATGCTGTCTGATGTAGACAGGGCTATGAAGAAGTTGGATTTGAGAACGCATAGCATTCTCAATTCTAAATACTCGTCTGACCTATCTCTTGCGGAGATAGCCAAAGAGTGGGACATATCCCCACAAAGAGTAGAACAAATAATAAACAAAGGACTAAGAGATATATCTGAATATCTCGGAGGAGCTACGCCATACTAATGAAGAAGAAACCTTTTTGGAAGACAACTAATCCTAAGAAGAAGTCAACACCACTTACACCTGAGCAGAAGGCAGCAGCGAAAGCTCGTGCCAAGGCAGCAGGTAGACCATATCCAAACCTAGTAGACAACGCAGCAGCAGCAGCAAGAAAAAAGAAAAAGCGTGGGTAAGTCAGGCAATCCCTCCAAGCGGGTGGAACAAGTGAAGGCTGTCAATAGCCCATCGAATGACCAGATAATGGTTTGCTGGTGCGACAACGGAACAGTCGATGGCAAGTTCATGGAAGGTGTTGTCTACACCCTGCTAACTGCAGGGTTACCTATCACTAGCGCACAACGTGTGCAAGGTAATCAGATAGGTAGACAACGTCAGACTGCATTTGATGTCTGGCATAAGAAGACTAACTTTGATTGGTTGCTCTGGGTTGATAGCGATATCGTTCTTACGAACGAGGCTTTGCAATTGGTATGGAAGTCTGCTCACAAGGTTGAGCGACCTGTCGTTAGCGGAACCTACTTCATCTCCAAGCAGATGGAGAGTCCAATCATGCAGCCATACCCTGCAGTATTCATGGCACATGAAGGCGACAAG